AGCTAAGGAATCATCACCGGGTTGAGTATACAGACAGAAATTGAGTCATTAACTCCTGAGGAGAAACTACTTTTAAAAAAAGTGCTTCAGGATGAAATTTACTATGAAGAGATTAAAAAGCTGATTTTTTTATACCCAGAAGTACCGATTGATGAATTTATAGACAGTCCTCAGTATTTGGGTCAAAAAGAAACGATTTGGCCTAAGTTAAAAGAGGACTTGATTCGAATTAAACAAGGTGATTATAGACAAGTCTTTTATATCGGGGGCATCGGAGCAGGAAAAACAACCGAAATAGCTTTGTTATTGGCTTATGAGCTTTTCGAGTTGGGCAGGAAAAGGAATCCACAGAAATTTTATAGTCTAAGTTCAGGTTCACGGATAGCGGTAATGAATGCTTCTATCCGAGCCAGACAGGCAAAAGATGTTCTATTTGATGATCTGAAAACTTTTATTGATGGGTCACCCTGGTTTCAGAAATACATGAAGCCGGACCCACGAATAAAGTCAAGACTCAGGTTTCCAAGAAATATTTTTGCGATTCCTGGTAATAGTCAGGAAACATTTCCGATAGGCTTTAACATAAAAACAGTCGCGTTAGATGAGATGGCCTGGTTTCTGAGTGCTTCGCATATCGGAGACTCGGAAAGTCCTTCGGAAAATTTATATGAGTCTTATTTGAAAAGGCTCAAGTCAAGATTTAAGGATTATCTAATTGCTATTCTTACATCGCCTCGGACTTTGAATGATATGACCGAGAAGATGAAAGACGAAGCTTTAAAAAATAAAGAAATCCTTTGGATTAGACGCCCACTCTGGAAAGCTAAACCAGATGGATATTATGCAAATCAATTTTTTGTATATGACGAAACTTATTCTAAGGTTGTGGCCAAAGATGTTAGGGATATTCTCAGAGAAGCTTTTGGGCATGTACCCGATGGATTCGAGATGCTGTCAATAGAGGAAATTCAGTATTTAGTTAATTTATTGGTTGATATAAAACCAGACATCTTAAAACCGAATGTGATTGATGAAACAGTTTCGGTAAAACCGCCTGAATATGATGTACAGGTTTTGCCAGGTTGGAAATTAGATGCAATTGAGGGTATTAGTGAAACAGATGAAGAAGAAGGGGCTTTAGAAGAGAATTGGATTCCGACACTTGAGGTTATTTGAAATGTGAATAAATTCAATATTCGTACTGATTCCAGGCTTATTATTGTACCTGTTGACTTATTGCCTGATTATGAACGTGATCCTGAAAAAGCGCATAGAGACTTCGGAGCACGGGTTACGCGTTCTACCAGTAAGTTTTTGAAAGATGTAAATTTAATCAAGGCAATGTTCACTGATAAGTTTAAAAAGCCGTGGAATGAAAAGCATGTTTTTTATAGCTGGTTCGTTGGAAATCCAAACTTTTTTTATCACGCGCATATTGATTTAGGCCAGAAAAATGATGCTTGCGGTATGGCACTGGGGCATCAAGATGGGCCGTTTACGATTATTGATTTTGCTGAGTCTCTCAATCCTAAAGAAATTGGTGAAATTGATTTTGAAGAAGTTAGGATGATCTTCAAGGTTATGGAGCAACGGGGCTTTGGCTATGACATTACTTTTGACTCCTGGAACTCAGTGGATTCGATACAGCAGTTCCAGAAACGTGGTATAGAGGCTACGTTATTTTCGCTTGATAAAGATGTAAGGGGTTATACAGCTTTAAAACATGGATTATATGAACACTCTGTAAAATGTTACTATAATCCCGTTTTAGAAAAAGAGTTAAGAGAATTGGACCAAGTTGATTTCGATAAAGTCGATCACCCAACGGGTGGCTCGAAAGACCTAAGTGATGCAGTCGCGGCAGTTACATTTCATTGCCGCGAAGATGCGTTTCATGAGATAACTGAAGGGGCAATTGCTTAATCGCTTCTTCGTAATTGCGGGATGCAGTTTTCCTCCATGCAAGAGTGAGACCCCCTCCCTGTGTCCCGCATCATTTTAAATTTGAGGTGAAATGGGCACAGTCTTTATTATAATTCCGAATCTCCTATTTTAATCTATCGAACTCCCAGACTGTGCCCATTTTTTTATTATTATGAGACATGAATTATTTGAGGAAATGCAAAACCTGAAACCTTACCAGGGTCAGGCTTATTGTCAGTATTGCAAAAAGAATACACAGCAAAGGGTTAGTTTTGACCTTATTCATAAAGCACTTATCTCAATGTGTCTAACTTGTTTTGAGATAACGGGCAAGATGAACCCTGAGCAATTTGAAAAGTATGTGGCTCAGAAGAAATATGATAATCGAAAAATAATGGTGAGCATTTTAGAGGAAATAAAAAAACCAGGAAGTCAAGAGATAAAAGACTTTGTTGATAAAATTAATTCAAATTTGGGGTAGATTATGGTAGAATGTCCTACAAGTGCTTGCCTATCAAAGGTTGCTGAGGATGTGCAACTCAAGACAAATGAACGTCAATTTTTAAATGTGTTTCGTACGATACGTATTATTGTCCGGCCTAACCAACCGCAAGAGATAGACGTAAAAGAATATATTAAGAACTGTGCTTATCGGATATGGATAGGTGTTCCTCTAACAGCGACTTATCTTTATGTTAGGCTCAATCGCCAGGTAAATTCGGATTACAATGTTTGCGAGAATACTGTTCAGCCTGTTGTTTTCGATAATGTGCTGGTAGACTATATCAGACTAGAAAATACAGGAGATACTGAGTTTACCGTAACAGTGCATCTTGCAACTTATCTTTCCAGGGAACGCTTGCAGCAGTCTGGAATGGAGAATGTCTGATGATATATGTAGATAAGATAATTAAGCATCATAAGCCTTTTTTGGGTGATAAACGAGCAGGTTTCAAATGGTGCCGAATGGTAGCTGACAGTAATCCTGAATTACATGACTTTGCTCAGCAGATTGGATTAAAAAGTAATCGTTATTATGAGGCTGAGAAGCCAGGTAAGTTTTCTTTTTACGGATTATCAGAGACAAAAAGAAAGCTAGCCATTCAGAAAGGTGCGATCTCCTTAACAAATAAGGAACTTGACCAACGGTTTTGTATTCCGACTCTAGAAAGGCTCACTAAAGAAGCTTCCTGGCTTATGGGAACTACGAAACAGGCTAAGTTTACTTATCATCAGATAAAAAAATTAGCAAATATTTATGACCAGTCAGCGGTCCAAATAGCCCAGGCCGCGGCAGCGCAAATGCGCTGCCGAATACGAATAGAACGACAGAAAAAAATGATTGCTTTTATAGGAGGAAATTAGCAAATTAGGATAAATAATAATTTATTAATTTAATGGGAGTTTAGAGAATGCAAAGAATAATCACCCTAACGGGAGCGGAAAGTTATACAACTTCTGAAGGAAAAAAGTATGAGAAGGATAAGCCATATCCAGTTGATGAGAATACTTATCAGACGTTAATGCATACAAAACTTTTTGAAGGTACTACAAAAGAAGAGATAACACCAACTGTACCTGAGTTGCTTAGTAGAAGAATGTTTGATAATTTACCATTAAATCGTATACTGGTTAAACGAAGTATTGGTGGCATTGGTGATATATTGATGCACCGAATGATTTTCGAAGATTTGTATAATGCTTTATATGAAGACCGCAAAGCCTGTATAGATATGGCTGTACAGCCACATTTTATTCAGCTTTTAGTCGACCATCCTTATATCAATAAGGTATGGGATATAACTAAAGTTGAAGAATCGAAATATTTATATGTAGCGGATACAACAAATGTTGCGGGTACGTATGAATTCCATCATATAACGCATGATTTTTCAAAAACGCCCTGGGTTTCATTGCATCGCTCAGATATATGGGCGGAAAAAGCAATCGGCATTCAATTACAGCACCATGAAGGTCATATTAATTTTTTTGACGATGAAAAAAAAGAACAGAAAATTTGGAAAAAGAAAAATATCGGTGATTTATTGTCTTTGGGTTTGACTACTAAGACAGCGGCTCGTCATAAAGATTGGTCAATAGAGAAGTGGCAAAAATTAATAGAGGCAATTAACAACGAATATTCAAATATCAAAATATTTATTTTTGGTGCTTCCAAAATCGATTTAAGGGGAGCTACTTTTGTTGAAACGGATACATTACGAAAATGGATGTATTTGGTGGCTTTGATGGACTTCATTATCACACCCGCGACCAGTCTTTATTGTTTAGCAAATTTACTACATAAGCCAACAGTTGCCATTTTTGGCAATGAGGATTTAAGGATATTTGGGAAATATTTTCCAGAGTCTATTTCAATTCAACGTAGACGGGATACCAACGGTGAGAAATGGTCTCATTGTCCATGTTGGCGTAGTGATGTATGTGCTTATGGTTATGAGGATGGTGTTCCCAAGTGTTTAAGAGATATAGGTGTAACCGAAGTGATGGAAGCTTTTCGAAAACTTTACAATGATAATATCATAAAATATCCGGGAAAAGATGACAGACGACCAAAGAAAAAAGCTAAAAGAAATACTTGATAATCCACCGATTGCAACGGCGGATGATATTCGATTTTCTAAACCTACTGACCGAGGTTGTGTATATCTGCATGGAAAAGGTGAGTTAGAATTTTTACTGTCGAATATTCGTAAACCTCCGATGATTGATAATTTATGGATAGTTGAAATTGGTACGGGTAAAGCGGGTACGACTACTCAAATGGCGGCATATTCTGCTTTAAATGGATATGGCTTAAAAGTCATGACCTGTAGTGTTGATCATCGACCTGAGATTGACAAAGAATTGGCATTAGTAAAAGATTATGTTAATGTGATTTACTATAATACGCCAAATCGCGATGTTTGGCATCGTTGGCAGATAGATTTTCCAGGAGCAAAGATTTGGTTTTTATTTTTGGATGGTTCACATAATTATGCACACGTTTGTAATGATTTATGGGCAGCTAAGCCTTATTTAATTTCAGATGCAAGAATAGCTGTTCATGACACACAAATAGATACAGAATATGGGCAAGCTGAAACGCGGGCTATGGAAGATTTTTGTGCCTGGAATAAACGTGATTTTGAGTTAATGGATAAGATACTGGAAACAACTAGAGTCATCAGGAGAAAATGACAAAAGAAAAACGAGAAAAACTGCAATGGATTCTGGATAATCCTGCTTGGGGCACAGGGGAAATGCATCAAATGAGTTTTCGTACTGAACGCGGTGTGCATTTCATGTATAGTCCAGAAGAACTTCAATTCTTACTGTCTTTAATAACAAAGCCCCCTGAAGGATATGATAATCTCTGGATAGTAGAAATCGGCACAGGGAAAGCAGGTACTACCGCGCAGATGGCAGCTTATCAGGCTTTGAAAGGATTTAATTTAAAAGTTATGACCTGTGCGCCCACGCATAAAGTAGAGATTGAAAAAGAACTTGAGCCTGTAAAAGACTATGTAACCTATTACAGGTTATGGGATTATCTTGCTATTAAATGTTGGCAAAAGAAGAATCCAGGCGCCCGGATATGGTTCCTGTTTTTAGATAATGGGCATAACTATGAATCGGTAATAAATGAATTATGGGCTTATGCGTCATTAGTAATTCCGGGTGGGACAATTTTCGTTCATGATACCCGGGCGGGCAAGCTTTTCGGTGATGGCGAAATAAATGCTATGTATGATTTTTGTACCTGGAACCCTGAGTTCAAGATTGTTGATACTAAGTTCGAAAGTAATAAACTGATAAGAAGAATTGGATAAGGAAATAGCTATTTTCAAGGAAGATCATGGAGAGGATACAGGAAAAAAACCCTAATACGCCAGAATTTTGGAACGAACGATACCGAGACGGTGCTTCACGTGAAAATCTATGGATTCGTAATGCTATTGAGAATTATATTCCAGAAGAGGGCAGTCGAATTTTAGAGTTTGGCTGTGGCGATGGCCGGATGATTCAAGACCTTGCCTTGAAATATCCTAACCGGTCATGGCACGGGGTTGATTTTTCACCCATAGGTATTCAGAAAGCTATTAAAAAAGGGATTGGCGGATTTATCTGTCAAGATGTTCACAAATATGCAGAAAACGGCGGTTATGATCTTGTATATTCAATTCAAACCTTAGAGCATGTTGATAATCCTAAATTGGTTATTGAAAACATGCTCAAAGCCTGTCGTGGTGGTGGATATGTTTTGGTAACAGTGCCTAAGCCTTACAGTTCAAGCGATAATTGTGGTGAGCATATAAATCGAATTTATGCTAAAGATTTACAGGAATGGCTTGGTCCGGGTTCCGAAGTTATTGAAATGATGCAAGGCACTAAGTTAGTAGGTATCCTTCAAAAGGATTCCTATATCACGGCAGCGAAATATACTGCTTGTATTATTATTCCTACTGATGATGAAGAAGTACGAAAAGTGGCTATTTGGCCCGAACCCGTTCATAGTGTTACGGGCTTTTCAAGGATTGTTCCTTTCGAGATTTGGTATGGCGGGAAAATAAAGAAAAATGTATTTGACAAATATGATGTTATTGTTGTAGTTGCTAATGTTTTACGAACTGGGGAGATACTCGAAAAGTTATACAAGGCTTATCCCGGTAAGAAGATTGGCATTCGCAATGATTCATCTCTTTTATCTTTGTTCAAAGTAGACCATCGGCAATGGCCAATTTATAATTTTATCCAGTCTGTGAAAAAAGCTCATTTCTTATTTCTTGATCGACCAGATGCAGAAAGATTTTGGGGAGCTTACTTTCCCCAATTAAAGAATAAGTCTTACTTCATTAGTCTTCCTATTGACCTTGAAGATTATCAAAAATATCATTGTAAGCCAAATGAAAATAAAGTCTTTATCATTGGTGACCATCTTTGTACTAGTGCTGCCGCGTTAATTAATGAAGTTCATCCAGAAGCCCAGCCTCATATCGTACGTTATCGCTTAGGTCATTCCGAACGCCAGATTGTACAATTTCCTTTAAGGTCAACTTTTTATAATTCAGGCAATCAGAGCCATTATTTGAACATTGCCAAAGGTTCTAAATATGCCGTTTATTTTGACACCTGGGGCAGTGTTGGTCGAGCTTCGCGTGATATGGCAGCATTAGGTATCCCTTGTATAGGTCATCAATGTATAGGGTATCAAGAGCAACTATTTCCGACACTGACAATCAAGAGATGGGAAGATTTGAATGAGGTTTCTGGGAATATTAATCAACTTAGGAATGATGCTGAATATTACAAGTATGTCCAGGACGTGGCGATGTCAGAAATCCGTAAGTATGATATAGAACCTATCAAAAAACGTTGGTATGAAACGATAGACGCAGTTATGAGCTAGTTATGGATATAATTGAATGGCAAAATAAGAACAAATGGAGCAAGGAACTGCCATTTCAGATAGCTGTACGAAATGGTGGTGGATTAGGTGATATGATACACACCAATATACTTGGAAGTATTATGACTCGGCTCCATCATTTTAAATATATCTTTCCAAAATGCAAAATTGGCTTATGGATTAATGGACATACTCAAAAACAGGCTGAGGAATTATTTGAGACTCATCCGTTAATAGATAAAGTTTTTTGGAAACGTGAGGAAACGCCTTTTAGGTCTGAATTAAGAAAGTTTTTTGAAGACCATCAAATGTCCTCGTGGAGCGAGGAACGAATTTATTCAGGCAACCCGTGGGAACGTGTATATAATCGAATTCGATTCCCTGCGGAACAATGGCTCTGGATGCACGATTTTTTAGGTCAATGTAGAATTAAATTGGAATGGTTCAATCAGAAGCCTTTATATCCTGTATTTACTGAATCCGACTTGATGTGGGCTGCTGATATGATAAAAACTCCCACAATAGGAGTTTGTTTTTTTGGAAAGCATATCAGCTTAAATCAAGAAGTATGGAGAAATCTATTTGATTTGATTTTAAGTAAAGGTTTTCGGTTAGCTTTTTTCGGTTCTAAATTAGAAAAGGAATATATTCCGGGTGGAAGTCAGGCTGTCAAAGGAATAAGAGAGCGTGCCTGGGGCAATATCGGAGTAGGTAAATTTTATCAAGAACTTTCAAGAGAATATCCAATTATTGATTGCGTGGGTACGGCACCAACTTTTCGAGCGGATATAGCTGCTATGAAGAGTTGCATTGCTTTGATTGTAGTAGATTCGGGCTTAAAAGATGTAGCCTGGATGTATAAGATTCCATCGGTTTTTGTTCATATTCATCTAAAAAAAATGACTGATGAATATATGGATCGGCCGAACGGATACTTCTGGGGAGTAACGCATCCTGAATATAGTAAGATAAGTAACTCAGTAAGAATCAAGGTAGAGGAAAGTGATGTCAATCGGGATATATCTCAAAAGATTTGGGATTTGTTATGTGAGAAAACTACTTTTTTGGATAATATAGGCAAGAAAGAACGATGAATTGCGATCATAATCATAGAAATCGATTTAGTGACGGGTTTTTTTGTGAAGATTGCGGTATTTTTTTTCAAAAAGATAGCCCAACATATCGAAAGACTGAATTACTTTCTGATATTTATCTAGTTTTGCATAATGTAAATGCCAAAAGATACCAAGCAGGGCTTCCTTTAATTGATGAAATCAAGACAATGCTTGAGGAAATAGGAATAAACAAAAAACATGATAATGACTATGAGGAATTAATTGCTAAAGCAGAAGTTTTAATGTCAAGATATAATGTTAATTCAGATTCAGCAACAGTTTTAATTGGCTAAATAACAGAGGTTGAGAAATTTATAAATTTATATTTCGAAAAATTAGAGACTGTGAATGATTTATCTAGAGATTTAAATCGTGTATATGAAGATAAATTGAACTGTATATTAAAAAAGTTATTAAAAAATGATTAGTATAGTTACAGCCTCAATCGGTCGAAAGACTTTGAAAGATTTATATTTATCCCTCAAGACTCAAAAGAATCCTAACTGGGAATGGCGTATAATTTTCGATGGCCGGGAGGGATATAGTGATATCGTCGAGGGATTCAAGGAATCAAGCACACGAATTTTCTATAAAACTTATAAAGGAAAAAGACATTGTTTCGGGCGGGAACAGCGCCGATTAGGAATAGCTGAATCACAGGGAGATTACATTATCATTGTAGACGATGATGATTTATTAAGACCTAATTGTATTGAGGTTATCAGTAAGATTAAGACTTGTGACTTAATTGTCTGGCGTACGAAAGCTGATTGGCTGGGGCGTATTGTACCCGATGAAAATATTAAGAATGTTCATTCTATCACGAATGGTGATATTTGTATAAATTCTTATGCTTTCAATCGAGATTTAGCCGAGAGAATCAAATATCCTTTATGTGGATTTAGACGAGTTCACAGTCCAGGCATAGCCTGTGATTTTCATTTTTTCACATTATTGCGAAGGGCTGCCAGGCATCCGATTTTGCTTGAGAATGTGCTGAGTGAAGCCAGGCATAATTATCCGGGACGCGGAAAAGAGCCTGAATGGGTATCAAGGTTTGGGCACTGATATGAAAATAGTCTTTATGAGTCAAAAAATAGGTCAGAATGAAGGCAATGCTTTTTTTTGGCTGACGGCTTTCAAGAAAAGAGGGCAGTTATTACATATCGGGAGTTTGCCCTGGAGCCTGAATGAAATATGCCGATGGCAGCCCGACCATATTCACATAGACAACGCGGCTCAGCCTCTGGACAAATGGATGCCTTTGAATCGTTTACGAAAATTAAGAGATAGACTTGGGAATACGGCCATCACTCTATATTTCCACGATGCTTTAAAAGAATTAAATTATCGACCTGGCCTTCTACAATATTTAGATGGCTCATTTTGCTCTTATAATGAAAAAGGTTCTATCTGGATGCCGGTCCCGTCAGATATTAAGTTTTGGGATGTTCCCAGACCTGAAATTCCGAAGCATAATATCATTTTTATCGGTAATGTTTATAAACAACTTACGAAGGCTCAGAAGATTGAATATACACGGGGGCGGACATTACGGGCGGTTCAAACAAGATTCAAAATAACTATTGTTGGGCATGGTTGGCAAAAGGAATACGGATTACATCATAGACCGCCTACAGGCACGTTTCAAGAAACACGAGCATATTATCAGAATGCTCGAATTGGCCTGAATGTTATGAACGATAGCATTCGCAATTTGAGAAAGTGTTGGTCAAATCGCTTGACTCACATGATGTTATCTGGATTGCCTTGTTTTACGCCGTATGTGCCAGGCTTAGAGAATGCCTTTATTGATGGAAAAGAAGTTATTTTCTATCATAGTGACCAAGACTTGATTAAGAAATTAGCGTCTTATACAAAAAACAATGACTTATTAAGGCAGATAGGTCAAGCAGGTAAGAAAAAAATGCAGCAGTTGGGGGATATAAATAAGGCGGTGAATAGAATATTGGCAGTAAAACGGACAGGCTGAAGACATTTCATATATATTTAAAGGCGATAGGACATCGCCTATTTAGAAAGTGTCTTAGAATTGCTCTATGAACGTCTGAGGTATAAAATTCAAGGTGAACGGGATAAGGATTAATATAATTACCACGAGAAATTGAATCCTAACCAACAGTAAATCGCTGGTTGTTTTTTTCCCATGGAATCGTACTTTATCGTTAACCTTCTAGGTATAATGTATTTATACCATTTTGGGGCTGTATAAACGCCTAGAACAGGCGAACCCATTAATTTGTAGATGTTCATAATTTTGTCCTTTTTATTTTTGAGTTTAAAAATTAAGTGAACGGCGATGATGACTTACCGCCGAATCACCCTGAGAATGTAAGAGTTGAGATTCTTTGAAACAACAGAAATTAAACGTGTTGACCAGCAAGTAATTTATTCCAGACTTCTTTTGCTGGCATCGGCTTAAAAAATTTATCGCGTTCTAAATATAAGCCGCCTAAAACAATGATATTTTCTAATTCAGACTTCGAGACAGAGCCAATTTCAAGTTCGTGTAATTTGACAATTGCCCAGAGATAATCGGGATTCCCAGGGTCTTGGTTGAGAATGTACCAAGTGCCTGATCCGTAAGGATTAAATATCTTGCAGATAACTTTTTGTTTATCTAAGTCGGATGCTTGCTCGTATTGGGCTTGCAATTGTTTTTCAATGGTTTTTGTGAATAGTATCATGACAAAGTTTCCTTTTATTGGGTGCTTTATTTTGAGTTCTTTGAAAAATTTAGCGCGGGG